CAAACCTTATCAGTCAATACTGCCTACTGGAATCAAATGACCAGTCAAGGTATACAAGGTCTTCAAGGTGTACAAGGTGTACAGGGCATACAAGGCGTACAAGGCGTACAAGGTGTACAAGGTGTACAAGGTGGTCAAGGTGTACAAGGTGTACAAGGTCGTCAAGGTGTACAAGGTGTACAAGGTGTACAAGGTGTACAAGGTGGTCAAGGTATTCAGGGTGTACAGGGTGGTCAAGGTATTCAGGGTGTACAAGGTGTCCAAGGTGCACAGGGTGTTCAAGGTTCAGGCTTTAAGTGGCGTGGTGCTTGGCAAGCTGCAAATAGTTATGCCCAAAGTGATATGGTTATCTTCTCTGGTAGCACATATGTTTGTATTGGTGCATACGATTCGCTAGGACTTACAGGTGTATCAATTACATCAAATGGTTTAAGTTTCTCAAGTACAACAGCACCAGCAGTAGGTACAACTCTTATCGTTGTTGGAACAAATACCGGTGGCGGTACTTTACAAAATTATAGTACAAATAATCCTACTGCTGGTACGGTATATTATATTAAATCCAGTTCATCAACTAGTGTAACATTAGGTCTAAGTTACTCAAGTGGAACGCTGGTTTCTAATTCTGCTGGAACTCCAACAGGACTACAATTCTATGCTAATAGCCGTACACCACAATTCCACGATTCTAGTAATACAGATAACGGTACCTACTTCCAAAACTGGGAATTAACAGGTGCTCAGGGTATTCAAGGTATTCAAGGCGTACAGGGTGTACAAGGTTTACAAGGACGTCAAGGTATACAGAGTATACAGGGTGTACAAGGCGTACAGGGTGTACAGGGTGTACAAGGCGTACAGGGTTATAGTACTACTTGGAGAGGCACATATGCTGCTGGTACTACATATTATGCTAACGATATTGTATTCTATAATGGTAATAGTTACATCTACAAGAATTTAACTGCGGCAGCAGGACAAACACCATCTTCAGGTCAACCACCAGTAGTTAATAGTACATACTGGGATCAAATGACCAGTCAAGGTATACAAGGTATTCAGGGTGTACAAGGTGTACAGGGTGTACAGGGTGTACAGGGCGGTCAAGGTATTCAAGGTGTACAAGGTGTACAGGGTGTACAGGGTCGTCAAGGTGTACAGGGTGTACAGGGTGTACAGGGTTACAGTGCTGTTTGGAGAGGTACATATGCCGCTGGTACTACATATTATGCTAACGATATTGTATTCTATGATGGTAATAGTTACATATTCGTAAATGCAACCCCAACATCAGGACAAACACCAGCAACTGGTAATCCTCCATTAGTTAATACAACATATTGGAACCAAATGACCAGTCAAGGTATACAAGGCGTCCAAGGCATCCAAGGCGTCCAAGGCGTCCAAGGTGTACAGGGTCGTCAAGGTGTACAGGGCGTACAAGGTGTACAGGGCGTACAAGGTGTACAGGGTGTACAGGGCGTTCAAGGTGGTCAAGGCGTCCAAGGTGTACAAGGTGTACAAGGTATACAAGGTGGTCAAGGTGTACAGGGTGTACAGGGTGTCCAAGGTGTACAGGGATACAGTACAACTTGGAGAGGAAATTATGCAGCGGGTACAACATATTATGCTAATGATATTGTTTACTACAATGGTAATAGTTATATCTACATTAATACTCTTGCTTCTTCTGGACAAACTCCGTCAACAGGTATAGGTCAAACTTTATCAGTTAATACCACTTATTGGAATCAAATGACCAGTCAGGGTATACAAGGTCTTCAAGGTGTACAAGGTGTACAAGGTGTACAGGGCGGTCAGGGTGTACAAGGTGTACAAGGTGTACAGGGTGTACAAGGTGTACAAGGTGTACAGGGTGTACAAGGTGTACAAGGTGTACAGGGTCGTCAAGGTGTACAAGGTGTACAAGGTGTACAAGGTGTACAAGGTGGTCAAGGTGTACAGGGTGTGCAAGGTTACAGTGCTACTTGGAGAGGAACTTGGAATTCTACAAATACATATTATGCAAATGATATTGTATTCCATAATGGTAATAGTTTCATTTATAAAAATTCTACACCGTCGTCCAATCAGGAGCCATCAACAGGAGTAGGACAAAGTTTAGTAGTTAATGGTACATATTGGGATCAAATGACCAGTCAAGGTATTCAAGGTCTTCAAGGTGTACAAGGTGTACAAGGTGTACAAGGTGTACAAGGTCGTCAAGGTGTCCAAGGTGTACAGGGTGTACAGGGCGTTCAAGGTGGTCAAGGCGTCCAAGGTGTTCAAGGTGTACAAGGTGTACAAGGTGTACAAGGTGTACAGGGTGTTCAAGGTGGACAAGGCGTACAAGGTGTACAAGGTGTACAGGGCGTACAAGGTGTACAAGGTGTACAGGGCATACAAGGTGGTCAAGGCGTACAAGGTGTTCAAGGTGTACAGGGCGTACAAGGTGTACAAGGTGTACAGGGTATTCAAGGTGGTCAAGGCGTCCAAGGTGTCCAAGGTGTACAGGGCGTTCAAGGTGTTCAAGGTGTTCAAGGTTATAGTACAGTATGGAGAGGTACATATGCAGCAGGTACAACATATTATGCTAATGATATTGTTTTCTATAATGGTGCAAGTTATATCTATGTAAATGTAAGTGCTGCATCAGGACAAACACCATCAACTGGTATAGGCCAAACTTTATCAGTCAATACTGCTTATTGGGCACAGATGGTAAGTCAAGGTATTCAAGGTTTACAGGGCGTTCAAGGTGTTCAGGGCGTACAAGGTGTACAAGGTGTACAAGGTGTCCAAGGTGTACAAGGTGGTCAAGGTGTACAAGGCATACAGGGTGGTCAAGGTGTACAAGGTGTACAAGGTGTACAAGGCATACAAGGTGGTCAAGGTGTACAAGGTATACAAGGTGTACAAGGCATACAAGGTGCGCAGGGTGTACAAGGTATACAAGGTGGCCAAGGCGTACAAGGTGTTCAAGGTTGGCAAGGTATTCAAGGTCGTCAAGGTGTTCAAGGTGTACAGGGTGTTCAAGGTGTACAGGGTGTTCAAGGTGTACAGGGTGTTCAAGGGGCTCAGGGAGTACAAGGCGTACAAGGCGGTCAAGGTATACAGGGCGGTCAAGGTATACAGGGTGTACAGGGTGTACAGGGTGTACAGGGTATACAGGGTGTACAAGGTCTTGGTATTGTTTGGAAAGGCACATGGGCAGGTAGTATATCATATTCAGTTAATGATATGGTTTTCTATCAGGGAACTAGTTACGTTTGTATTATTGCCCATACAAGTAATGCAGGAACTCCGCCTCCAAATGTAAACTGGGATCAAATTAGTAGTCAGGGTATTCAAGGTGTACAGGGTGTACAGGGTGTACAGGGCGTACAGGGTGTTCAAGGTCGCCAAGGTGTACAAGGCATACAAGGTGTACAAGGTATACAAGGTGTACAGGGCGTACAGGGCGTACAGGGTGGCCAAGGCGTACAAGGTGTACAAGGTATACAAGGTGTACAGGGCGTACAGGGCGTACAGGGTGGCCAAGGCGTACAAGGTGGCCAAGGTGTACAAGGTGGTCAAGGTGGTCAAGGTGTACAAGGTGTACAGGGCGTTCAAGGTGTACAAGGATTCCAAGGATTCCAAGGATATCAAGGAACACAAGGTGTACAGGGCGTTCAAGGTGTACAAGGATTCCAAGGATTCCAAGGATTCCAAGGATATCAAGGAACACAAGGTCTACAAGGTGTACAAGGATTCCAAGGATTCCAAGGATTCCAAGGTTTCCAAGGGTATCAAGGAACACAAGGTGTACAAGGACGCCAAGGTATACAAGGTGAAAAAGGTTTACAGGGTGATACAGGTACACAAGGATTTATTGGAAGTACAGGTGCCCAAGGTACAACAGGTACTACAGGTACTACAGGTTTACAGGGATTGCCAGGACCACAAGGTACAGATGGTACTCAAGGTTCAACCGGAGCACAAGGTTCAACTGGAGCACAAGGTATAGACGGAACTATTGGAACACTGTCACTGGCCACATTTAAGAGCGTGGTAGCAGCCAGCGCAGATTTTGCAAACTTCCAAAGTAGAGTAGCACAATTGTAATGAGGAGATGACTAGCAATGCCAATTAATTTAGATCAGACGGGCCCAGCGCATTTATTAAGCACCGATGAAGATGGTCTGATCCTTAATGGCAGTCCAGTCATCTCAAAGAGTATTCATGTCAGCGACATTGAGCCAAAGACTTATTTCGGTGATACTAACACAAAACTACTATGGTTAGACACTGGTACACAAGGTATTAGTGTTTTTCCAAATGGAGGCGCAGCCAATTATATTTTAAGAACTGATGGAAATGGTACATTAAGTTGGATACCGCCAAGCAGTATTGATGCTACAAAATTCCACTATTTCGCTAGTACTAGTGTTATTAACAGTAATCCTGGTGAAGGATATATAAGATTTCCTAGAGCTAATGGCGCAGGAATGGATACAACAACTAATCTTGTAATTAGTGCTACTGATAAAAGTGGAAATAATATACGAAGTTTTATTAATTCTCTTTCGGCTTATGGCAATAATAATCGTAGAGGTTTCATTAAGATAGAAAGAGAGAATGATCCCAGTCATTTTCAAATATTTGAATTTAGAACTTTAACAGATAATACTACATATTTTGAAATTGCTGTTACCGTGGTCCGAGTAGAGATCGGTGATGAGAATTTTCCTAACAATGATCCAATCAGTATAACATTTAGCCCAGCAGGTCCTGAGGGTCTTGCTCAGGATTTGACCAATTATGTTACTTTAAGTGGTACACAAGACCTGAAAATTAAAACTTTAACGCAGCCGTTTATTAAAGAACCTGTTTTAAAGACCACAGAGTTTCTTTTAACTGGAGTCGATATTGGTACAAGTGGTTTAATTACCTGTGATAGTAATGATTTAGATAATGTTACTATTGCTTTTACTGGGCAATTTGCATGTGATGCTACAACTTTTGCAATAAATGATGCAATACGTATTACTGGTACACTAATTAGTGGTGGGACTATAGATAATTATACATCTGGAAACATATATTATGTAATTGCTACTAACGGTTCTACAGAATTTACATTGAGTGACACCCTAGGGGGTAGTCCAATTACTACTGGACAAGGATCATCAACTGGATTAACTTTTTCAAGAGTTCAATTCAAAATAAATGATATAGTTAAAATTGTAGGAACTAACAGTGGTACTGGAAGTATAACGGGATATGATCCTATTGGTAGTTTATATTTTATTATTGCTACAAATGGTGTAAATGAGTTCACAATTAGTGAAAATGTATCTGGTACAGCAGTTGCAACATCTCCAGGAACACCTTATGGAGCAATGACATTTACTAGTAATGTAAGTACAAGTATAACATTTGATGATGGATTTAGTGATAATGGTTATGAAACTAAATTAACTGTACTTAAGAATACAGCAGATCGTAAAATTATATTGCCAGATGCAAATACAACACTAGTTGGTATTGATAATACTCAAACTTTAAGTAATAAAACTATAATAGCACCAAATATAATTGATCCAGATATAAATCTAACATATTCAGTTGGTGCTGCTGCTACAAATATTACTATATCAAGTGATCTAGCTATTGATTTTAATACAAGATTTAGTGCTCCTACTAGTAATCAATATAGTTGGACTACAAATTTATACTATGATGGTGTGGCTTGGCAAAAAGATGATATTAGTATCGGTGCTTGGAAAGTCAATACAGTAGCATCCCCAACTGATGGTATCAGTGAAATTTCTGTAAATTATATTCCAGAAAATAGTTTATTATCTCAAGATCATTTTAAGATAGATGGTTTAGGTGTTATTAGTATGCCTATGAATGTTGTCAGTACAAATACCAGTACTGGAACTCTTGTAGTAGGCGGCGGAGCTGGTATTGCAGGCACAGTAAATATTGGCGGTGATACTAATATCACTGGTGACTTAGATGCTGGTAGTATTCAGAATACACCAATCGGAACAAATTTTGCAGCACAAGGAAATTTTTCAAATTTAAATGCTTCACAGTTATTTAGGGTGACAGATGCTACAGTTAGTACTAGTCAAACTACTGGAGCAGCAGTTATAACAGGTGGGTTAGGTGTAGGTGGTGCAGCATATATTAATGGCCCAGTTTATCTAAATGATTTAGATACTACTAATATTGATCCTAATAGACTTGAAACAGAACTTACAGGATATAGTCTTGTGCTTCAAGGTAATCAAGCCAAGATTCGTATAGGTCCCAATTACACATCTGGAGCCAAAGATTATGTAGATATTGTGGCCCTCGAAGATAATCCAACTATTAGCACTATCAGTAATGATTTTACATTTATAAATTCTAAATCAGGTGGTAATATTATTCTAACTGCTACTGATGCCGCTGTAAAAATAGATCAAATTACAGCAGCCACAGATAAAATCACTGGCGCATTGCAAGTATCTGGTGGTATTGGAGTTAGTTTAGATATACATGCCGATGACATTTATGTATATGGGCAAACTGGACTAACAGCAGCTAGCCAAGTAGTTAGTTTAGAGGCTACTCAAACTTTAACTAATAAAACATTAACTGCACCAAGTTTAGGTAATAGTGTATTAACAGGAACTTTAAATGCAGGTGGTAGTACAGGTATTTTAGGACAATTGTTAAGTAGCACAGGTTCAGGTGTTGCTTGGGTCAATCCAGTAGATTCAAGTGCTATGGTTTTTGTTAAAGGAGTAGATCAAGATATTAATCCCATAGGTGATGTAAGTTTTAGTAGTATACCAAATAAAGTAATTGGATCTAGTTTTGGCACAATGACATCTACGGGAATTTTTACATTTAGTGTGACAGGAACATATTTGGTAACTATTAATTTTAGCGTGACGAATATTAATGGCGGATCCACATACCCACCTGTTGATGCTTGGGTTAAAAGGAATAGCGGTACAGATCCAGTTCAATATTGCCAAATTTTAACTAACAGTGTAAGACGTGGTACTGTCAGTGAACTTATTAGTTTTGATGCTAATGATACTTTAATTTGGTTTATGAATTCTTTAATAAGAGTAAATGGTGGTGCTAGTACTGGTAGTCGACTCACTATAGTTCGTATAGCTTGATGTTGACATTATAAAAAAATCCTGTATAATAGCTGCATAGATAATTACAACTATGCAAGACTTAGGAATATATTGTCTCTGTTATGTAGGCAGAGAACCAAAACGTAATCAGTTTAACCAGCAAAATCTAATGTGCGGGTCAGTTAACTATAATCATTTAGATGTTATATCTATGCAAAGCCGTGGATTTTTAATGGATCATATTGGCGGAGAGAATATAAGTCATATGAATAATGATTTTGGTAGTTTAACTGGATTATTTTGGATATGGAAAAATACAGATAATGAGTATAAAGGAACTAATACTTATAGAATTTTTTGGGATGAAAAATTTGATTTAAGACCAAATAGAGTATATGTTCCTGAGTCTAAAGATATCGTTACAGCAATTAAAGGATTCGCTCCGCATGTTGATAATGTTTATGATCATTTTAGTCATTGCCATAATAGTTTAGGATGGCAGTTATTATATGGTTTAGCAGGTGATCGTCGTATTCCTGTTACAACATCGATGATAGACCAGTTAAGAACTTATAAGTATCTTATTCCCTTTCATATGTTTACTGCTCATAGAGATATTTTTAATCTTATTTGTGAACATTTATTTTCAATTTTGTTTGAGTTTCATTCGAACTATGCTAATTTTCTACCAGAAATTTATAGAAGGAATCAACAAGTTAGATTTTATGATTTTTTCGCAGAAAGAATCCTTCATTTAATTTTGGCAAATAATTATTATTTTTTAGGAAAAGTAGATGTAGTACATTTACCTATTTTGGATATAGATCATTATGCTTGATAATAATAAAATACTACCATTCTTGTATGAATACATAAATGACCCAACTAACCCTGAATCAAATTTCATTATGGCATTGGAATATGATAATATGGGACATTTAGCCAGTGCTGTAAGTTATTACTTACGTGCTGCTGAAAGAGCTTATGACGATTTATTAAAGTACGAATGTTTAATAAGAGCTAGTATTTGTTTTGAAAAACAAGGTAGTAGAAATTTTACTGTGAAAGGTTTATTACAACATGCTATTTCTATTTTACCTAATAGGCCAGAAGCTTATTATCATTTAAGTAGATTTTATGAACATAAACAAGATGATGGTCACTGGAATGATACTTATATGATATCTAGTATTGGTGAGAAGGTAGCCGACTATATTAATACTGGTTTAAGAACAGATGTAGGATATTTAGGTAAAGATAGTTTATTATTCCAAAAAGCATTGAGTGGATGGAATTGTGGTCTTTGTGATGAAAGTAGAATAATATTTAAAAATTTGATGCGTAGTGAACAATTACCTGAGGATTATAAAAGAATTGTTTATAATAACTTAAAGTTTATGAGTTCATATATTGAAATACCTTTTGATGCTTATGATAAAAGTAAGTATAATAAGTTACGTCATAAGTTTCCTGGTGCAGAAAGTATTGAAACAAATTATAGTGAAGCATATCAAGATATGTTTGTCCTTAGTATGCTTAATGGAAAGAAAGGCGGGACCTTTATTGAAGTAGGAGCAGGTAGGCCATTTTATGGTAACAATACTGCTCTTTTAGAAAGAGATTTTTCATGGCGTGGCATAAGCATTGATCTTGATGAGAGACAAGTAAGTAATGATCGTAAAACACCTTTCTTGATTAAAAATGCTCTTGAAGTTGATTATGGCAGAATAATTAAGGAATTGAAGTTAGGTACGGTTGTAGATTATCTACAACTTGATTGTGATCCGCCAGAAGTAACATTTGAAATATTAAAGCGTATCCCTTTTGATGAATATAAGTTCAAAGTCATAACTTATGAACATGATTATTATAATACGGATAAAAAAGAATTAAGAGCGCAGTCAAGAGAGTACTTATTATCTAAAGGATATGTATTAGTAGTAACCGATATTGCCCCAGATGAGTGGCGTAATTATGAAGATTGGTATGTACATCCTGATTATATTGATAAAGAAATTTTCTCAATTATGAGAGACCTTAGTGATGCCACCAAAAAAGGTGAAGATTATATTTTAGCAGGGTAAAAAATTATGATTCCAGTAATAGGTACTTGTGTAGTTTTTACTACACATTGGGTAGAACGTTTATTAGCTAGTGTTGATTTTCCAGTAGATAATTTTCTCATTATTAATAACAATGGAAAAGGAGAAATTACCGAAAATTTAGATGCTCTTGCTAAAATTAAACGTAGATTTATTAACAAGGTTCATGTTATTCATATGCCTTGTAATTTAGGAGTTCCTGCAAGTTGGAACTTAATAATTAAAAGTTATATGATGTCTCCTTATTGGGTTATTGTAAATGACGATGTAGCATTTGGTAGGGGAATATTAAAAGAGATCTATGATAAGGTTAATGAAGATCCTGAAGTCGCAATTATTCATGCTAATCAAGGTGACTTCAATGTAGGTAGTTGGGACTTATTTTGTTTGCGTGATCATGCCGTTGCTAAGTTTGGGTTATTCGACGAGAATATGTATCCTGCTTATTGCGAAGATGATGATTATATTATGCGTATGATGCATGCCGGTGTTAAAAAAGTTTTAGGTTTGAATAGTATGTATTATCATGGTGACGGTGATAAGACTGAATATCATTTTTATGGTGGTAATACACGTAGACATGACCCAGAAGTTATGAAAAAATTAGATGCTGCTCGTGACATGAATATCGAATATCTTACTGAAAAATGGGATAAGCATTGGAGGACATGTTGGCCAACTACTGAACCTTGGATTGGCCAACCACATGTTCTTAATGAACAAAGATTTGATTTAGAGTTTTTACGTAAAAAATATGTTGGATTTTAGATTAAAGTCATTACATTAAAAATAGTCTCTAATTTATTTCTAATACTTTTATTATTAAAACTACTTTTGAGTCCTTGATGTAATGGCTTGGGTGCTAGGTCTAGTCCAGACCAACTGTATGCACAATGTTCGTTACTTAATGTAGGAATAAACTCTTTATCTACTACGCAAAGGAAAGTATGAAAATAAAAAACTTTATCATTACTTACAAAAGTTTCTAAAGGAATAGATTTTATTATAGGGGGTGATTCACCTATTTCCTCCTTAATTTCTCTTGTAAGGCTTTGCCAAGCATTTTCTCCTTGTTCTACAGTACCTCCTACAAGACTCCAAGTTCCTCTATGTTTGCCATTAGATTTTTGTAATAATAAAATTCTACCCGTAGTTTTAGCATAAAATAATGCACCACTACATACAATCCTATCTTTTAAAGTAATAATCTCCAATCTCCTCTACGATATTCACCTTCAAAACTTTTACTCCAACGAATTCCATCCCATTTGTATTGTACATTACTATGTATGTTAGTCAGATAAAATAAGGTATTTTTTTCTTTGGTGCTATCGAAGATTACATGCCAATTAGTTCCAGTCCATTCTATAATATCATTTGTATTTGCTATAAAATCCTTACCGTTCAAATTCTTCCAAGCATCAGGACCATCTTGATTTACATTCAGTATATAGGTAATAATATCATCAATTATCGCATCGTCAACTAGTCTTATTACTAATTTACCATCTATATCGTGTGGAATAAATGCTACTGCTGTATTATTGACATAAACTTCAATATCGTCTACTTTAGCATAATCTATATTAGTATCTATTCTATTACTATTATTTTCTGCAATTAGAGTTTCTCTGATACCACCACCAATATTATTGATAATTAAATACCTTGTGCCAATTTGACTAGAGGGTAGACCTGAATTAGGACCTTTTTGCTCAGGATCAACAATAGCATCAAATGTACCTGGACTATTCGGTCTATAAGGAGTAATAATATCAGTATTACTTGGGTAAGTATCTTGATCCCAGTTGACATGTAAACAAGTCTCATCTAGAGGATTTAGAGCAAGTGTTCCTACAACTTCAGTACCATTAGGTTGTTTTAAGAAAATTTTACTTTCACCAGGTGTAAAACTATCCCAATACTTGCCTAAAATTATTCTCCAATTTACACTATTATTACTAGTAGGTTCTGTATAATTTAAATCATTATTTTTATGTCCTTCTACAGTGGGACTGAAAACTCTTGCACATCCACCGTAAACTATTATATCATATGTTGTAGTATCTATAGTTATAGGGGTGCGAATTTGATCAAAGAATCCTCTTGTTCCTTCATTGGGATCCTCCCCAAATCCATCAATATACCCTTGGGCAGGTTCACCAATATTAGAATACATGCTCATTACTATTCTGCTGACAATACCAAGTTTTTTAACCTTAGTAGGTGGACTGATCCATATAGGCATACTAAAAGTAACACTAGCGATATCAATAGGACTATCTTGTCCTACAGGAATTTGACGGCTACTAAACTGAACGTCATCTAAATATATGACACTAAGACTAGTCCAATCAATATAATTGTCAGTAGTTTGTATGTCCAAACTAGGATTGAATAACATTAGTATTTGTTCTAATATTTGTAATTTTTGTTCAGTACTGCCAGTCCAAATTTCTGCTTTGACTGTTAGTTTATAGGGAGTAGGCATTAAACGTTCTACGGTATAGTTTCCACCTTGACTGCTATTATATTCACCGTTTTCAATGGCTCTTTCACGAATATGAACTTTGCCCACAAATGTAGCATCAGCAAGGCGTTCTTTTTCCATTTCTAATTCTGTAATTGTCACAGCGATTCTTGGAGGACCATTTACTTTGTTTTCACTATTTTGTTTTACAATATTAGCAACTTGACGATCCATATCACCATACATCACTGGCACTGGCACCAATCTTCCATCTCCGTACTTTATAACAAAATTACTAAGTAGTCTTATAGTTTGTAGAAGATATCTTCTTATCTGCCCATCGTAGAAGAACTGCATTATAAATCTGCCTTTGGTTTTAAAACTTTACTTAATGCCTGACGTTCGACAACTTGCTCTCCACCGATTGAATTAATATTTGTATTATTAATGAAACCAAGTCTATGAGTATTTCTATTATTTGAATTAGTTAATGTATGTCTTACAGCATCTTCAGATTTGACCCAACGCTGACCGTCAAATCTATATAGTCTATTAGGAAGAAAATCAGTTCTCAAGAAATAATCATTCAATGTAGCACCTGCTGGGAAAATAGTACCATGACCAAAATCGTACCCATTTGGAGGAAATCCGTCTCCTAGTAAATGTCCAGCATAGCCTGGCCTAGTAGCACGACCGTATATTCTACTAGCATCTAATCCTTCATTGCTCGCATCTACATCTGTTTGATCAACAGTTTCTATTATAGGGCTTCCAGTAGTAGGATCTATTGCCAAGGTAAAAAATTGTCTAGTCTCATAACCACTCATTGGGGCATCTGCTTCCGCCTGATCTAGTATAGCATTATTAATTTCAAGTTCTAATCCTTTAGTGCTTAATAATTCTCTTAGTGTTTGATCAGTATTTTCACCAGCAGGTTTATCCAGTATATCAGCAAATGCTTGACTATCTGTTATTTTCTTTAATTTTATTCTGTATAAATGTGGCCACCAAGTTTGACTGAATCCTTCACTGGCACGACTAACATCTTCTATGACAAAGTATCTAGGCAATGCTAACGAATAATCATTTAATGCAAACTCGTCTACAAGGTGCGGTAATTCAAAAACATCCCCACTTATAGGTTTGCGTCCTACGGTCCTAATCCAATCATTAATATGAACAGTGGCGAATATGGTGTCATTATCAATAAAAAGCCCAAATTGGCTGAGATTAAAATCTAAATTTTGAACTTGGTAATGACCTCTAATTCTATAAATGCTAGGGTCATATTTTCGATCACGGTTTTCCAGTAGTAACAAATCTTGAATATTTGTTTCTTTTAGTTCAGCATAATGTGGTTGATCTGCTGTGGCATTTTCTGGACTCGTATTCACACCAAGATATTTATGGAGATAAAAATCAGTACCGCCAATCTGGAACATTTCACTGATCTGACGATCAATAAATTTAAAGTCATATCCACGTTCTGGACGATATAGGCTTATGCGGGGCATAGTGTATTTATCGGCTGATAAATAACTTGTAGGAGATGCAAATGACAGAAAAAACTACTACGATATTAGAGCGTGAAAAAGTATATAATTATTGTAAAACTATGTTGGGTGATGGTATGATTGATGTGGAACTTGATCCTAATCACTATGAAATCGCTCTAGACCGTGCTATAGCCAAGTACCGTCAAAAAAGTCCTAACGCTGTAGAGGAATCTTATTATTTTTTAGAACTTAAAGAAGATACTAATGACTATAGATTACCTAAAGAGATTATTGAAGTACGTAGTATATTTCGTCGTACTATAGGTAGTCGTACAGCAGGTGGTAGTGGTGGTACACAGTTTGAACCATTCAATCTAGCCTATACAAACACATATCTACTGAATAGTACTATGTTAGGTGGTATAGCAACATATGATATGTTTGCTCAATATCAAGAATTAGTAGGACGTATGTTTGGTGCTTTTATTGAGTTCCAATGGATACCGACTACACATACACTAAGAATATTACAGCGTCCTTATAGTGAAGGTGAACAAGTATTAATCAGAGGTTATAACTATAGACCTGATTATATATTACTTCAGGATCAATATGCAGCACCATGGTTTAAAGATTACTCTCTAGCTAACTGTAAAATGATGTTAGGAGAAGCTAGAGGCAAATTTAGTCAAATAGCAGGACCTGGTGGAGCAGGTGGGCTAAACGGATCAGACCTAAAAGCAGCAGCCAAAGAAGAAATAGG